ATGCCATAAGGGATTTACACGATGCTGGTTCGACAACTACAGAGATTATGAGTGCTGTAGAAAAGGAACGTGAATATGTTAAAAAAATAATTGATAAATATAAAAAACAAAAAGAAAAGATAAAATCAGATGTATCAAAAAGACAAAAAGGATTAGTCAAAAAAAGAGGAAGATTAAAAATAGGTCCATATAGTTATAAAAATGATTTGGTGGCAATCCGTGATTTATGGGATATGGGATTAACACCTAAAAATATTGCAAAAATTGTAGATAAAAAATTATCATTTATAAACAAAACCATTGAGAAATATAAAGAGAAGAAAGCAAAAGAAATGATGAAAATAGATGGAAAAATAAATCCAGACACTTTCAAGAATGGAAATTTTTACTCTATGAATTATGTTTCAAAAGGATATGAAGAAGACACATTACCTTACTACGATAAAGCCCCCTTGATACTATTTTTATCACACGATAGAGGATATTGTTATGGAATAAACTTTCATTATATACCAGAGAAAAATCGTATCAGAGTTATAAAGCGATTGATGAAACGATATAAAAAACAATGGAAAAGAAATATACGATTACCTAATGTTAAGTATTCTAATATAGTCAAAGAAGTAAAAAATGTAAATATAATGGTTAAGAAATATATAAAAAATAGAATAAGTAACTCTGAACAGATAACTAATGTGGATATGGAAACAGCAATAAAATTAAAAGAAGATGATTTTATAGGAAAATCTGCTGAAGCTATATGGAAAGAATTGGGGTTAATGTAATGGCGGTAGATAACACAAGAAAATTAATAAATAATATGTATCGTAGCATTAATGAAGCATTTTTAGGAAAGGGTAGAAAATATATTTTAGCAAAAACTCGTGCTATGCAGTGGTTATTGTCACAAAAGAAAAAATTTAAAGGTGAAGAATCCAATCCCGATTTACCAGAAAAAAGTGCGTATGATTATATTATGAAGTGGAGAGGTACATTTTATCTGTTTAATTATAAGTCAAAATTGTATAACGAATACACTATACCTGTAACCTATATTCGGGACAAAAAAGGAAAAATTATTAAGAAAAAAGTCGGCAAACCTATTAGGAAATTACCATTTTATGATGAATTTCCTTTAATCATGGTATTAGAATTACATAAAGATGGTTTTCTCGGATTGAATTTTCATTATCTCCCATTACGAATAAGAATAATGGTTATAAAAGTATTGGTAAAAACATATGGTAAAAAGTTTGTAAATAATAAAATATTACAACCAACAAGTTATAAATTGATAAAAAAAATATGTGCATTTGATAAACGAATTATGAAACATGCTACAAAAAAATATTTATGGACACAATTGTTAAAAATTCGTGGATATCAGGTAATTAGGATGCATAATACTGAATTATTACAAAGTATGTTTTATGCTTCCCCATCGTGGAAATCTATTACAGACCCACACGTGAAAGGTTTGTTTAACAAATTGTAAATAAAAGATAAATAATAATAGGATTTAAAATGGGTATTTTTGACAAAGGAAAAGAGTTATGGGAAAATATACAATACTTTCTTGAACCAACAGTTGTACAAAAAATTGAGCAACCATTTGAAACAAAAGAAAAAGAGAAAACTACAGAGTTTGGAGAGCCAGGTCAAATAAAAGATGTTGATATTGTATCAGCGGGTGCATACAATAGTATTTTTCAATTAGGTGTTAATTCTGATGGTACTATGAATGATATGATATATAAATATCGTAAAATGGCAGAAATGTCTTTTGTGGATGATGCCGTAACTGAAATTGTAAATGAATCTATATTTAGAGATGAATATACAATGAATAAAGATATCGTTAGATTAGATTTTAATGATGAAAATAATAAGATTTCAGAAAAAGTTAGAGAAATAATAGTAAAAGAATTTAAGACATTATTGGATATCTTAGATTTTGATGATACGGGGCAACAATTTTTTAAACAATGGTTTGTTGATGGAAGACTTATAGTACAATGTATTTATGATATTAAAAATATAAAAAAGGGGATACTCAAAGTTAAATTAATGTCTCCTATAAATATGAAAAGACATTATGATGAATCTAAAGATAAAAGATATTGGGTATATAAAGTAACCGATGTTAATTCAAAAGAAAATTCATACACAGATGTACGAAAAAAGGGTGATGATTTTTATGCATATGTACCAGATGAATTAGTAGTATTTGTACCAAGTGGTAAATATGCCATGGAAAATAGAATACCAATTTCATATTTACATACGGCTATAAAAGATGTAAATCGGTTGGATACATTAGAAGACCATTTTCTTATATATAGAATTGTAAGGTCACCAGAAAGAAGAGTTTTCTATATTGACCCTGGTAATGTACCAGCAAAAAAGGCAGAGGCGTACTTACGTCAAATAATGGCTACGTACAAACAAAATAAAATATATAATGAAACAGATGGTACATTAATATCTAAAAATAAACACCCTTCCATGCTTGAAGATTTCTTTTTATTGCGTAGAAATGATAAAGGAACTCAAATTGATACTGTAGGTAATGTAGGTTGTTTATCACTAGATACAAAAATTCCATTACTTGATGGTAGAAATTTAATGTTATCAGAAATGGTTGCTGAATATAATAATGGAAAACAAAACTGGGTTTATTCTTGCAATCCTGAAAACGGAGAAGTAGTACCAGGAAAAGTTGATTGGGCAGGTATCACACATAAAAATGCCGATGTTATAAAACTTACGTTTGATAATGGAGAATTTGTTACGTGTACTCCAGACCACAAATTTCCTATTATTGGTAAAGGATTTGTAGAGGCAAAAGATTTGAATGTTGGACAAAGCATGATTCCTTTTCATTCCGATAAAGAAATTAAGATAATTAATATTGAAGTCCAAGATAAAATTGATGTGGGTACATTAACAATTGATGCAAAACATGTATACCATGATTATCATACATTTGCATTATCATGTGGTGTTTTTACTAAAAATTCACTTGGTGAAATTGATGATTTATTTTATTTTCAACGAAAAGCAGCACTTGCACTAAAAGTACCATTCAGTAGAGTAAATCATGAAGATAGACAATCTACATCTGTAATGAGTGCCACTGCCAATGAAATTACCAGAGAAGAATTAAAATTTTCACGGTATATCATCTCGTTAAGAGGATTTTTTAGTCAGTTATTCCTTAAATTATTAAAGAAACAATTAGTCAGCAAAAATATAATTGCAATAAAAGAATGGGATAACATTAAACGTAAAATATTTTTTAAATACAATTCTGATACTAGATTTGCACAAGCAAAACGATTGTCTAATTTGGAACAACAAATAAATATATTACGTGATATGGAAGAAATGGTGGGTAAATGGTATACAAAAGATGATGTGTTTAGGAAAGTACTTGGCAAATCAAGTCCAGAAATTAAAGAACATTTGAAAATATTAGAAGAAGAAAAAGTCCGTTTCAAATCTCTCGAAGATGAGGACGATGATGATGCGGCATTTTAATAGGAGATTATAATGGAAGATAGAAAAATTTATTATGTGGAAACGGGTAATTTATCACCCAAAAAAGCAAAAGAATATTTAGAAAAGGTGGTAAAATCTTTTAAAAATATTGCACGAATTCGCATTAAAAATCAGAATAAATAATAAATAATATAAATATAGTGTAGGAGATTATAATGAGTGAAACTAAAGATAAAATAGAACCCGAAGAGGAAACTACCAAAACTGAAAAGGGTGGTAAAGAAGAAAAAGCAGGTGCTTATAAAGTTTTTAAATCTGCATATTCAGAAAATCCTAAAGAATTCAAAAAAGAATTTGAGGCGGGAATTAAAGATAAAATTATAAGTAAAATAGAAGCTAAAAAAGTAGATATTATTGCTAATGCCAATGAACCAGACGTGGAAGAAACTGAAACTGAAGAAGAAACTACTGAAACCGAAACTGATAAATAAGAAGTTTTAAATATTGTGGAATAGAGTTGTTATCCTGAAAGTGGTATATTCTGGTTCATCTTAGTTAAATCACCTTCCACAATATTTTTTAATCAAGATAAATAAATAGCGATAGTGGATAGGATTGCTATTCTGAAAGTTTTTTTACATTTCTTCATTTGTGAATTAATTTCCACTATCATTTTTTAAAAAGATAAATAATAGTGGATAACATTGATAGCAACAGTGTTCTTAAATAATGGAGAAATCATAATGAATAAACGATGGACAACTGAGTATTTTAAACAAGAAGTATGTAAAAAATATGGGGATATATTTACATACAATAAAACCGTAATTAAAACTAATAAAGATAAAGTTATAGTAACGTGTAAAAAACATGATTATGATTTTATTGTAGTCCCACATAAATTTATTAGTAGAAATTATACTTGTCCAAAGTGTAAAATAGAAGTTAAAACAAAAAAATTTAAAGAACGTGGAATAAAAAAATTTGGAAATAAATTTAATTTAGATAATGTTATATTTGAAAATTATAATATTCCAGTAACAATCATATGTAAAGAACACGGTGAAATAAAAATTCTACCAAACAATTTTTTAAAAAATGTGTATGGGTGTCCTAGTTGTACAAAAGATTTAAGGTTGAATGGTAAAAAAACAACAGAAGAGTTCAAGATAGAAGCGATTAAAAAACATGGTAATAAATTTGATTATAACAAAACAATTTATGTAGATTGTAAAACAAAAGTAAAGATACGATGTATAAAACATGATTATACATTTGAACAAAAACCATTAAAACATTTGTCGTCCAAATTATGTTGTCCAATGTGTAGTCGAAAAATAGTAAAAACAACCAAAACAATTAAATCGGATTTTAGAAAAGTACATGGATATATGTATAATTATGGAAAGGTTGTTTATATAAATAAAAGAATTAAAGTTATAATAACATGTAAAAAACATGAAAAAAAAAAAAAAAAACCATGTTCACATTTACGTGGTAGTGGATGTTTAAAATGTTCCTAAGAAAATAGAAAAAGTAATACAGAAGAATTTAAAATTAAAGCTAATGAAATTCATGATGGTTTTT